ATGATCGATATGCGATATACGAAATTCATGCCGACCTTATTATTGACGGTATTGACGAAGATGAGGAAGAGATTGCAAAACCTTATGTTGTTACGATTGAACGCGGTACAGGGAATGTTCTAGCGATTCGACGTAACTGGAACGAAGAAGACCCGTTGATGTTGAAGCGTCAACACTTCGTACACTACGTCTATGTACCGGGGTTTGGATTCTACGGGTTGGGTTTGATCCACATTATCGGTGGGTATGCTCGCGCAGGTACCTCGCTGATTCGTCAGTTGGTCGATGCAGGTACGCTGTCTAATCTTCCCGGTGGGTTGAAGTCTCGTGGCTTACGGATCAAGGGTGATGATACGCCCATCGAGCCGGGGGAATGGAAGGATGTGGATGTGCCGTCTGGTAGTATCCGCGACAACATTATGCCCCTCCCATACAAGGAACCAAGCCAAACACTGCTTGCGTTGCTTAACCAGATCACCACTGAGGGTCGCCGGTTAGGGGCTATCAGTGATATGAACATCTCTGACATGTCGGCTAATGCTCCAGTAGGAACGACGCTGGCGCTGTTAGAACGTACGTTAAAGCCAATGGCTGCGGTACAAGCTCGTGTCCATTACGCGATGAAGCAAGAGTTCAAGATGCTCAAGGCGATTATGTCTGAGTATGCCCCCACTGAGTACGACTATATCCCTGCGCGGGGAGAAGTTAGTGCTCGGGTAGCGGATTATATGATGGTGGACGTGATCCCCGTCAGTGATCCAAACAGCTCTACGATGGCGCAACGGGTTGTACAGTACCAAGCGGTACTCCAGATGGCCCAGTCTGCCCCACAGATATATGACCTGCCACAGCTACACCGGCAGATGATTGAGGTATTGGGCGTTAAGAATGCGGATAAGTTAGTTCCGACTCAAGACGATCTCAAGCCTACTGACCCCGTTAGTGAGAACATGGATGCGTTGAACGGGAAACCGTTAAAAGCGTTTATCTATCAAGATCACGACGCGCATATCACAACGCATCAAGCGTTTATGCAAGACCCTATGGTGGCCCAGATGATTGGTCAAAACCCACAGGGACAAGCCATTATGGCGGCTCTACAAGCGCACTTAGCGCAACACTTAGGCTTCCAGTACCGCAAGCAGTTAGAAGAACAGTTAGGGGCACCGCTACCAGCACCAAACGTAGAACTATCAGAGGATATGGAAGTCAACTTGGCGCAGTTAATGGCTAAAGCGGGGACTAAACTTACGCAATCACACCAGCAACAGCAGGCTCAACAGCAGGCTCAACAGCAGGCGCAAGACCCTATTATCCAGATGAAGCAAGCGGAGCTGCAGCTTAGGCAACAAGAAGTACAAGGTAAGCAGCAGAAAGACATGGCTGAAGTACAGATTAAACAAGCAGAGCAACAACAGAGCGCCCGTATGGATGCCGCAAAAATGGCCGTTGAAGCTGAAAAACTTCAATTAGAAAAACAAAATATGTCTATAGAGGCACAAAAAGCAGGAATAAAAATAGCACTTGATAAGAGTGCTAATGAAAGTAAGCTAAATATTGAACTTATGAAACTGTCAGAACAAGCAAATAAGGGTAAATAATGGCAAAAACCGTCTTAGACGTGCTCAAAAATAAATTCGAGGAAGATAAATCCTCTGCACTACAATTTCTTGGAGGGGGTGGAGCTAGAGACTTCGCTCAGTATAAGGAAGTTACAGGTATGGTTCGGGGTCTCGAAGCCTGTATTAACTATGTAGAAGACCTCTCGCGCAATATGGAAGAGTATGATGAGTGAAGCAATAGAAACGTTAGCTCCTGAAGAGATGCTAACACCTGAAGAGATCGAGGCGCAGTTACCTAAACCCGTAGGGTATAGAGTTCTGGTCGCGTTACCGCAAGTAGAAGAGACGTTCGGGGAAACCGGACTGCTTAAATCTACTACAACAATGAACCAAGAACACATTATGTCGATTATCGGGCTTGTGTTGGATATGGGTGAACAAGCCTATTCTGACGAAGATCGGTTCCCGACAGGCCCGTGGTGCCAAGCGGGCGATTATGTGATGTTCCGTATGAACACGGGCACTCGGTTTAAAGTTGGTGGGGTAGAGTATCGTTTGATGAACGATGATTCTATTGAAGCTATTGTGGCAGATCCGCGTGGCATCACGCGAGCATAAGGAGTTAACATGCCGTTTCAAAAAGTAGAGTATGAATTTCCTGATGAGTCAGAAGACAGTAACGAGATAGAGGTAGAGTCTTCAAGTGCTATCGAAATTGATATATCAGGTAAAACTTCATCAGAACTCAAAGAGGAAGTAGTAGAGGATGAAGAGTATGAGGTTGAAGTTTTTGACGATACCCCCAAAGCTGACCGAAACCGTAAAACTGCTGAACCACCAACGGACGTTACTGATGAGGAGCTTGAAGGGTACTCTGAAAAAGTACGTAAGCGTATTCAGCACTTTAGTAAAGGGTATCATGATGAAAGACGGGCTAAAGAAACCGCTTTACGTGAACGCCAAGAACTTGAAAGGTTCGCTCGACAGCTTGTTGACGAGAATAAAACTCTTAAAGGTACGGTTGATAAAAACCAAGAAGCCCTTTTAGAGCAAGCTAAACGAACCGCTGCGGGTGAGGCTATTCTTGCTAAACGTCAATATAAACAAGCCTATGAAGCAGGTGATGCTGACCAGCTACTCGAGGCGCAAGAAAAATTAACAAACGCTAAGATAAAATCTGATAGACTAAACAGTATTAAAACTCCTGCTTTACAACAGGATGAAACTGCTGTACAAACAGAACAAGTTCAAGAACAGTACACCCCAGCACCAGTTGATGAACGAGCAAATAGTTGGGCATCGACCAACACATGGTTCGGACAAGACGATGAAATGACAAGTTTCGCGTTGGGGTTGCATAATAAACTTGTCAAAGAGGGTGTAAACCCTCAGAGTGACGACTACTACGAGAAAATTGATTCTCGTATGCGACAGATATTCCCCGATCAATTCGAGGATGTTGGTGAAGAAGTTGGACAACGGAGAAGACGTACAAATGTAGTTGCCCCCGCAACGCGGAGCACAGCGCCTAAGAAAGTTAGGTTATCAGCAACACAACTTGTACTCTCTAAACGTTTAGGTCTTACACCAGAACAATACGCCAAGCAGGTTGCTATAGACATGAGGAAACAATAATGGCTCAGAATAGAATAGATCGTGAATTAACGACCCGTGAAAAAACAGTCCGTAAGAAAGGATGGTCAAGACCAGAAGTTCTGCCTTCACCTACTCCTGAAGACGGGTATGCTTTTAAATGGGTTCGTATAAGCACGCAAGGTCAAGTTGACGCCACTAATGTTTCGTCCAAACTCCGTGAAGGCTGGGAGCCTGTACGGGCAGAAGATCATCCCGAAATTACAATGGTCGCCGTTGAAAACGAACGGTTCAAAGACAATGTTGTAATCGGCGGTCTGATGCTTTGTAAAGCTCCGTCTGAACTACCGGAAGAGCGAAACGAACATTATGAAAATCAAAATAATGCTCAGATCCTTTCTGTAGACAATAGCCTCATGAGAGAGAACGACCCTCGTATGCCGCTATTTAATGAGCGGAAGACGAAGGTTACTTTTGGTAAAGGAATCTAACTTTAATTTGAGGAGTCTCTAATGGCTTATCCAACTGTATCAGCCCCTTACGGGTTGAAACCGGTCAATTTGGTCGGTGGAAGGGTATTTGCTGGTGCTACTCGACAGTTTCCTATTGCTTCTGGCTACGCAGCAAACATCTTCAATGGTGATGTTGTTAAGCTCATTAACGATGGAACTATCGAGAAAGACACTGGTACTGCTACCGCCACCCCCGTTGGCGTTTTTGTTGGTTGTTCATACACTAGCCCTGCTTTGGGTTATCAGTTGTTCAGCCAATACTATCCCACTGGCACTGTTGCTAGTGATATCGTTGCTTATGTTGTTGACGATCCCGATGCGTTGTTCAAGGTCGCAGTTACCGCTGCTGGCACTGCTAACATCGCTACCGTGGCTCGTACTGCCGTAGGTAACAATTCTGTGCTCATCCAAACGGCTGGAAGTACTGCTACTGGGGATTCTAAAATCTCTATTAGCTCTACGACAGCTACCACGAACACACAACCTATGCGAATCATTGACGTAGTGCCCGAAACGGCTACTGGCGCGGATGCCTTCGTAGAGGTTATT